GCACAGACGAAACTTTGTATGCTGACATAATCGAAGCATTTAAAAATAGGAAAGCAAAAATATTGGAGAAACAAAAGTGACAGGTAATTTAAAAATAGAAAAAAATATACCTATACCAAAAAAATACCGCAGTAACACTAAATACGGAGAAACCATAAGCAAAATGGAAGTAGGTGATTGTGTTACAGTCGAAGGTAAAAATGCTAAAAGTTGTTTTTACGCAGCTATGAGAAAAAAAGGTTATAAAGCTGCAACAAGAGAGGTCTCAAGTGAAGGCTACGGCATTTATAGAATATGGAGAACAGAATGAAACTTAAATTTGGTAAAGGAAAAAACACAAAACTCGTCAGTTTTAAAGTTGACCCACAGACAAGTAAAAATTTAACTGCAATTAGAAATTATTATTCTAAAGATGCTAATAGAAGAGTAACTACTGGTGAGATTGTTAAGCAACTGATTAATCTACATTATGAAGAATTATTTAGCGATGAAAGTTGGTTGCAGATGCAAGAGAATATTTCAAAAAAATAATATGACCAACAAGGATGAGATTAAAGGAGTAGCCAGGCATTTGCGTTTGGTTTGCACAGAACAAATAGAGGAGCTAGAGGATCAGTTGCCCAGAGTGACTAATCCTCAAGACAGAGAGGATATAGCAAAGCGAATAGAAACTTTGCACGAAATGGCAGACGAGATTAATCGACGTGCAGAGTTTCTAATTGGGGAGTATGATAATAAGACATGAAAGTAAAAAAATGTGCTAAGTGCAAAAATACTTACAGGCTAGATTTTTTTAGGACAAAACAAGTCAAATATAAGGTTGTCCACAACGACGTGTGTAAAAACTGTGATGAAGATTGACAGAAGAAAAATACCAAAACACCTTCGACATTTAAGTGATAAGGCATTAGCAGCTTTGATTCAGCTGCACAGATGTAGATTTACTTAAACGGCGGGCCTGTAAACCAACAAACGACCACATAACGGTCGCCTTTGGTCACTGGTTTTACCTGGTGCGAGATAAAAGAGCTGAAAGCGACTATTTCACCCATCTTTGGTCGCGTACAGCTAGCATTGTCGCCTGTCCTAAAGCATAATTCTCCACCCTCGTACTCTTCATTCAAAGATAGTGTCATACTGATCTTGCGATTTGCAGCTGTTCCGTCTGGTCCTATGTCAATATGGTAGCCATAACCGTTACTTGGCGCCTTATAATGGATAATTTGGGCGGTTTCTATGCCATTTATCGCATAATTGAAGTATTTATTGGCTGAAACCGCGATTTTATTAAGAATTCGGTACAATCTGTCCTCTTTTGCGTCGATATAATGGATCTCAGCATCGCGAATATCAGTATTTGCTGTTTCCTGAGCGTTTTCGTGCACTTTTGCTTGCACTGGTTCGCTTTCAACCAGATAATCTAAGAACAAATCGACCTCATCTTGGCTGATCGACAGACCTGTAACGCCGTGATTAGGTGCTTTGCTCTTCTTCGTCGACATGATAATTTAAAGTCAGCTCATCACCCTCGTTAATATGCCTTATTGTGTGTAAATGGTAAATTCTGTAGTCGTCCCAGTCCAAAAGTTCGATTAAACAGCAGTTTGGTGTCTCAGTATGATTTAAAAAACCACCTAAAGGCGTGCGAACATAGCCGTTGATAATCGGTATCTTGATGTGGGTCATGCCAAGATCTGTGTCGGCTGCAATATTTTCAGTTGCAAAGAGTCCCAAACCTTCAATTACACTGTTTTTAATCGTAAGATTGTCTGGCAGTGGTTTGTAATAAAATTTATTAAATTTATATTTCATACTGTAACCTCAAAGTGCTTTTCATATCTGCGCCAGTTCTTTTTTAACACGTCTAGCCAGTGATCTATGTCCATAACACATATTTTGTCGTTTTCTTCTGGCCAGTCTAGGTTCATTGCATGCAATGGTATACACACACGAATGGGTCTGCGGTTGAACTTAAATATGAGGACGGGGATCTTGCCATTACTGGCACTGCAAACTTGATCCCACCAAGCAGATTTTAGCCATTCGCCCTCTTTGTAGAATTTACATTCAACCGCATGGAAAGGTATATCCAAATCGCACAGCTCTTTTTGCTGGTATTGATCTAGGTTGCGTTTTGTTTTGTAATCGATATTGTTTTCAGAAAAGAAACCATTAAGAATATTTGCTACGTCGCGTTCAAATTGTGCGCCCTTGTTTCTACTGTTAATAGGCATTGATAGAGTTTCTCAAAACTTGTAAAAAATTGCAAACTTAATTTAAAGAGCCGACGCCTTTGTTTTCATCTGGTGTGTTATCGTCAATACTAAGAGCTGCAATACCTCCCGCACCTGCAATCGGTGCAAAAGAAAACATCTGGTCTTTAAACTTCTGCCTGGCTTTGGTTTTGAAAAAGTCGGTCTCTGGATTATTCTTAATTACTTTCAATCCACGGTTTTCTAGAATATCAATAACTTCTTGGCTGGTTTTCGGCGGCACTATAGCACCAGCAAATTCATCAAAGCCAACGGCTCTCATGGGTTTGGCCTCTAAGTATTCAGTTGGGCGTGCTGCATTTTTTTTGAATATGTTTACTATGTCGTCAGTCAAGCTAGGTGCTGGATCTACGTTAAAATAATTTACAGCATTTTTGACAGCCTCTTCAATGGTGTCTCCTTCATCTAAATACATACCTATTTGGTTTGTAAGATTGTCTCCTTCATCCCTAAGCACCGATAGTTTCATACCGTCTTGCATATTAGGTGCCTCATCAACCGCATTTTCTAAAAGCTCTTCAATATCATCATCTAGGCTAGAGAAATATGGTTTATCTTGTATTCTGGATCTTTGGCCTTTTATATCTTCAAGGTCTGTCATTTTTTCAGTCATAAGTGCGCGAAGTCTATTTGGTCCATGGGCGTACATCAAGCCTGCCTCACCACCGCGTTGGGTTTCTTCGATCATGTTGCGAGTTGCATTTTCCAAGGTGTAAGGTTTGGTAACCATGGTTTCTTCAAAGTCATCAAAGTATTGGAAAACTCCATCTTGGCTAAGATATTTATCTTTTTCTTTTCTTACCCATCTTGTGTATTCTGTCCCCGCTGAATTTACTTTTGTTGGATCAAGCTCTTTTCCTGTTTCCTTTGCAAACTTTAATCTTGCTATGTCTGTGTAAAAAAAGTTATCAAAATTTAGTATGCGGTCCTGTGGACGATTAATATTATTTTTTTGTAAATTATTTAGTTCATCTGCTGCTTTTTTTATGTCCTCTCTAATTTGATATGGTGGGGTGCCTTCTTCTGCTTGTTTCATTAGTTTTTTGTTAGAAAAAAGACTGGTGTAATCTTTTTGCAACTGTTCGGCAGCTCCTTCTTTTGCTAGGCGTATTTTTTTCGGTGCTCTAGGTGTGTAAGCATCGGCAGAATAAACCGCGTTTCGCGGATCTACAGAGGGGTCGAAATTTTTTGGCTTGGCAATCAGTTGAATATCACCAAATCCCTTAAGCGGCACGTCGGCAGGTTGAACCGCTAAACTTGGAGACGGGATTCCTCCCATTGCATCAAAACTTTTTATAGCGTTTTCATTGGTATTATGCACAAACATCATGTCTTTTGGCTGGTCTAGGGATCCTACGCCTTTTTTAGCTGCTTTTGAGCCTTTACCTGCTTTTGAAATACCCAATGCAACAGTCGCAAGAGCTCCTGGAGCCTTAAGCAACCCGCCAATACCCGCTCCTACAAGCGGTATTCCGTAAGCTGCATCACCCAAAACACCCAAACCCTGCAAAGGCGCATACAAATATCTGTCAATACCTCCTGCTTGTATGTTTTCAGCCATGCTCGGCATAGGATCTCCAGAAAATGCCTCTTCAAGCGGGACATCGCTGCCAGGGAAGGCAGGAAAATTACCAGCAGCATCGGTAATACCAGCTCCAGGTGCAAAGACAGATGCTAAGTAGGCGGTTTGTGCTGGAGTGAGCGTTGATTGATTATCCATATCATATCTAACACCTGTGCCTGGTAGCGGACTACCAATGGATGAAAACGCAGATAAATCACTTTCCCTAATACGATCCTGGATTGTCTTTCTTTCAGCCATGTAAAAAATTTTAGCACATAGGCATTATATAAAAAAGTTGAAGGGCCAGGGATATTTTGCATTGCAAAATTTTTTGCACAAAATTTTTTTGCGTTGAGTTTTTCTGGTGATTCAGTATGTCAAACCCACTTATAATTACACTGCAACAAGCTAGTCAAAAAAAACGGGTGTAGGGATCCCTAAAATAAAGAAATGCCTGTAAAAAAGGGACTTCAAGGGACTCCAATATATCTGGTGTATCTATTGTGCTCACAAGTTGCACATAGTTGCACAAAAGAATACATGTTTGCATACGCAAAAAAGCACGGTATATCAAGGACTTACGGCAATTTTTTTGATTTTGTGAATTTTTTTTGCTTTGGATATGTGTTTGCGTTTACACAGTTTTATTTCTATTTATCTTTATCGCTGTAGTCACCTGTGTTCGCACCGAGTAATTGTCCTAATCGTTCCTTGATCTGATCTCTGCTCATCTTCTCCAGGTTCGCATTTATGTTTATGTTCTGCGATCTATTGATGGATAAGCCAGCTAACTGGTTCAGTTCTTTTATCGCACTAACCGCAGCATTGTATTGTCCTTTCTCGAACGCGCTCTCCATTACCTTCCACAACATCGTGCCTGTCTTTTGTGGCGTAATGGCATACCGCTCTGCGAGCTCGTCTTGTTTGATGCGTATGGCCTTAACTACGTTGGGATACGTCTTGCCGTTGAGCAACTTGTTCGCGCTTGCGCTTGGAAACTCATACCCAGCTTTTCTGGCCGCCTCGGTCATACCGCATGCACCTTCGGTGTAATGCCAAACAAAGCTGGCTTGCATTTCTGTCAACCCATGCTCGTTGTCCTTATCAAACTGAATCGGTGCTTTTGATTTCTCGCTGGTTGGTTTTTTCGTTCTTGGCATCTTTACTTTCCTTTCTTTTTTCACCCCAGATGATCTCCCAGGCATCCCTATATTTATTCGTGTCCTCCTTGCGTCTTTTAGAACCTTTGCTCATAAGTGTATAGTGTACAGTGTATAGCACCTCTATTATATATATTATCAACCGCGTAAGAATGTAATCTTATATGTAGACAATATATAGTATATATATACACTATACACTAATACAGTATAAACCC